AAAGTGTAGAAACTGCACCTGTACCTGTCACCAAGAAACAACCGGCCACCGTACCGCCCGCACCCGTGATGGTGTAGGTAATTGCAGAAGCCGCGCAGGTAGTTACGTTTGATGGGGTTGAACCAGACGAAGTAGCTGATGAAAACGCAGCCGTACCGCGCACTGCTGAACCGCCCACCGTGTAGTTAATAAATTCTACCGCAGCTACCGTGGTCATTGTGTCCGCAGCGGTAGCAGTATATCCAGAGACTATCAAGCCAAGGAATGGGCCAACGCGGGTATAACCTGAAGCGGTCACCAGCAACGTGTTTAGCATCAACTGCTTGCCAACCGCCATGACCAGATTAGGGAATTCGTCTTCCCACTTAATATTGCCGTCTTTGTCGCGGCAGACAACATGGTAGTGGCCTTCGATGCCAACACTTTCCGGTGCAATATTGCCCTTGGCTTGCATTGTGGCTACGGCGTTATCTCCGAAGCTTCCGAATTCTTTTTGCATAGTAACCTCTTAAGGAAAACGAATTAGTGCCGTCGTAGCGGAATTAACCGGCATAACAACGGTGTTACTTACACTGCTAAAAATTTTGTCAGACCCAAAGTCCAAAACCGCTACTGACTTGTTGCTGCGGGTTACGTTGTAGATCAATGCGCCACGCGCCGTAAAGTTAGCACCGGGCCATGACACGTCGTTAAAGTCCACATACACCGTTCCGGCGTTTGGCCCCGTGGTTTCTGTGCTGATAGTCGCGCCGGTTACTGCCACTCCACCCGCTACATAGCCTGTACCCACCACTTCGTTCGCCGTTGTGTACACCGTGGTAAGTGAACCAATATCAGAGAGAGCCGTGTACAACGCCATCCGCAACGTGTCGGTTGCCAAGTTTTGCCCCGCTTGGAGCATCTCTTGTTTGAAGCTGTTTGTGAGTCCTTGTTGGATTGGCATTACGGATTCACCTTAATCTTAGCCTGCCCATCGCGGTAAGCATCACCACGCTCAAGACCTGTACCCAGACGATTCAGTTGACCCAGTGCTTCCTGATACTTCTTATCGTACTGTGCGATCAAGTCAACTTCACCCTTTAAGAAGGTGTAAGCCTCAACCAAAGCACCGTACAGCAAGACAGGTGAGTAGTTATCGCCAAGCCATGTACGTCCATCTGCCGCCACCGTGATTGACTCTGGGTAATAAAAATAATGTAACTCTACGTCGTAGTCATCATCCGGCGTTGGGCCAAGAATAAAACTCAGTTCATCAGAAACAACACCAGATGCGACTGTCGGGCCAAACAAGGCGTAGTACTGTGGCAGTCCAGTGCTCGATGGGTTGGGGTATGCCGCCCGGATGAAGTTCACATCTTTGTTCAATAGATACTCAAAATTGCCATTGCCATCAATAACTGCAATTGAAAAAACCGACAAGAAGTCAGCCGGGCAAGACAGATACTTGTTTCCTGATGTGGTCAAACCTGTAACGTTTTTGCGAAGTGCAGGAATCTGCACCGTGTTGTATATGCGCTCTTCAGCTTGCGCAATAAAAAAGTTGATCTGTTCGGTGCCGCCAGACGTAGTTACGCCTGTACCTGCTACGTCCGTCCACGTGTTTGCGGGGAAGTCGTTTTGCAGGTAGTTCTTAACAGCAATGAACAGTTCGTTGTACGTCATGCCATCGGACCCCTAGCCATCAAGCCTTTAGTTGCAGCGCCAGTACCACGAATCTTAATGCCGGTAGTCTTGGTTTCTTTGTAGTTGCCTTTGGAGATGCCCGCAACTGACGGGTTCATCTCGTTTATTACTTTAGCGCCTGCTGTGTAAGGCAGGTCGCCTTTAACTTTTTTACCGTCCATGGTGTGTGGCTCCGCGTAAACAGCAGCTTGGCCTACTTCTTTGCCGCCCTGCTTGTGTGAGTATTTAGCCATTATCAGCCCGATTTTTGATTGGCGACCCGAGCCAGATTGCGACCCATGGACTTCATCTGTTCTGAAGTCACGCCGCCCTTAGCCATTTTCTTGGCACCGTGCATACGCTGCTCATGGCCCTTGACTGCTTTCTTAGCAATCTTCTCCATGACCGGCTTATCTTTTTTAATGTCGCTGTGTTTCATGTTAACTCCTATGCAATGGTTACACTACCTATTACGCCTCTAGAGGTCAAAGCATTTGGCGTTAACGCCGCATCATTCGCACTTGACCCACCTACCGGTGCCCAACCCCACTGGAACACTCGGCTACCACCTGACGGGTCACCAAAATCTGTGTTCAACGTCAACTGCAAGCCCGTATAACCCGCCTGTCTGTAACTCACATCTGGGCGTGGTTCCCGTACGGCTTGGGGGTCTTGCACTGGGTACATACCTAACTGCAACTGCGGCTGATCGGGTTCCCAGCACGACGGGCATACTTTAATACTGACCTGCTTTGTCTTGATGATAAGCTTCTTCAGGACCTTCAGCTTGAACCGAAATCCACACCGATCACATTCCGAGATCGAATTCTTACCTGAACTGAACCTGTTGCCCATCGTTACGAGATGAAGTACTCACGTGGTACAAACCGATCCGCAGCTTTCTCACGGTCCTCCGACGACGCCAAGTCCCAAGCTTCGTCATACATCATCTTTAAACCCGCCAAGCGATCTGGTGCCACCTCGGGCTTCTTCACCGCAATCATATACGCCAGACCTGCCACTAAGCAATTCTGAAAACGAAACGGGATGTCCGGCACATTCACGCCATCACCCGCGTCAAAAATACGCTTCAAGCGCCAGTAGTAAAACACGTAGTAAGGGTTAAGCTGCGTACCCTGATCCGGCGCGGGCCACACATTAATCTGTGGGTTTGCCGAAGTCGCACCAATTAAGTCGGTCGTCTGTCCACTCTGGCGGTTAATCCACACCTGAATCGGACGGCCTTGCGCCAGTTTGTTAGGAATAGTCGAGTAGGTCGAGACGGAAATTCGGGTGATGTTCAGGTCAGTCTGGTTAGGGCCTTGGTTGGAATCCGTACGTATTACGTGCTCAATCAAGTCAACGGTGTCGTTAGGCAAGTTGTAGGTCGTCTGGCCCTGTACCAAGTTGATCGAGCCTTCCTCGATAGTCCAGAGATTTATACCCCGGTTGGCCCACTCACCCAGCAGGAAGTTAAGGCTACGCCGCGCTGTGCGGAAGTCATAGCCCGTGCGCAACTCCAAGCCGCAACGCTCAAACGCCTCTTCGAATATCTCGTTGAGGGTCGGGTTAAACGTCGATACTGAGGTTGTGACGGCCATTTACTTCTTTCCCATTTTCTTCAAGGTTTGGGCAAGTCGCGCTCGTTGGCCCAATTTTCCGGGTTTCTGAGCAGCGGCAGCGAGCTTCTTTGCCGGGATGGGCTTTCCCTCTTTTGCGCCAAGCTGAGCACGCAGGGCACCGGGCTTTTTGATTGCCTTTTGTATCCATTTTTCAGCCATTACCTGAACCCCGCTGTTTTCTTGGCTATGCCCTTGGGCTGTGCAACGAACTGCTTACCTTTTGCTTTCCCTGCCCGCTTTGCCTTCGTCGTGGCGGCATACTCGGCTGGGCTTAGTGCCTTTATTGCCTTTTCCGGGAGGTAACGCTCCCCGGTCTTTGACGACGGCTTTCCGCTTTTGGTTCGCCATTTCTGGTCCCCCCAGTCTTTCAGCGACTTTTGCGGGGCTTTCACTTCATCATACCCCGTGTCTTACCACGCTGGGCTATACCGTCTGCACGGGATGAGGCTGATTTTACAGCACCGCCTTTTTTATACCCCTCACGCTTCATCCTTGCTTTCGGGTCTAAGTCAGCGCCTAGCTGCATTTCTTTTGCGTCTGATCCACCACCGCCACCGCCACCACTACGCGGAGCTACAGCAGAATGAGGGTATTTTTCAGATGCTTTTTTATTGTCTCGTCGGACATGGATTGACTGATCGTCTATTTTAGTTACTTCACCTTGTTGCCGACCAAAAAACTTCGAATTAACATCGACAGCATCTCCAACTTTATATTGGATTTTTTTCCCATTATCTTTTTCAGTCACGATAACCCCCACCTGCGGCCTTGTATTTCTTAGCCACCAACTGCGCTTTACGGGCGCTCCATTGACCTGCACCCGTGCCATGAGTTGCTGCGGACTTCACTTGGCTTACGATCTTCTTGCGAAGCTCCGGCTTGGTGTAGTTACCCGCAGCGTTAACCTTCCCACCTTCTTTGTATTGAGTAAAGTCGGTGTCATCCCGGCGAGCCTTTTTCTTAGGCTTCGGCATCTTGGAAGGGTTAATGTCACCCATAC